AAAGGAAATGCCTAAAGATGAAAAAGAAGCATGGGGAGAAAAAGTAATCTCTCAAATGAAATCATCAGGTATTAATCTTGAAAAAGACAAATTTGTTTTTTTAACAGGTAGTGAGTATATGAAACCATTATTAAAATATATTCCTGAAAGTAATATTGAAAAACCAATGGATGGTAGACGTATGGGAGAAAGATTACAATGGTTAAACAGTCAGATTAAAAAACTACATGAAGTAGCTAAACATATTAAAAAAATAGTATATGAATATTTCTCAAAATAAATTACAAGAAGTTTTAACCTTATACCTTAATGATATTGAGGATTACGGTACACCAGACGAATTGGTATTAGCAGAAGCTGCTTTATCTCCAATTAAAAATCTATTAACTGAATCTAAAAAACCGACTAAACAATTAATTGAAGAAGTATTTAGTGCATCAGAGCCAAAAAGTCAAATAGTTATTACCGACTTTTTAAAATATTTTAACCAAATTAAATAATGTTATGTCCAATCAAGATTATAAGACAAGAACCCTAACTACACCTGAAGGTACTACAATTACCTACTTTGACGGTAAGTTACACAATTGGGATGGGCCAGCCCTTAAACCGGCCAAAGAATCAAAACAAAAACCTGAGTATTACCTATATGGTTTTCAATACACAAAGGATGAATGGGTAGAGGCTCGAAGAGATAGAAACGGGGTCCCACCAGATAAGAATCCACAAGTTAAATCAAGATTCTAATAAATAAGTTTGGCTCCCGTAGGGAGCCTTATTATATTAACGTATTAAAAAATTAAAGTTATGAAAATAGGATTAGTAGGTACAGTATCTGTAGGTAAAACTACATTAGTAAATGCTTTAGCTGAATTACCACAATTTAAAGATTATCATTTTGCTACTGAACGTAGTAAGTATTTAAGAGATTTAGGTATTCCTTTAAATACAGATTCAACATTAAAAGGTCAAACAATATTCTTAGCTGAACGTGTTTCTGAATTAATGAGAGAAAATTTAATAACTGATAGAACAGTTATTGATGTAATGGCATTTACTCAATGTGCTGAATCTATACATCCAACTGATAAAATATCATTTGAAGAATATTCTCGTAATTTTATTAATGATTATGATTATATTTTTTATGTATCTCCTGATGGAGTAGAGATAGAAAATAATGGTGTTAGAGAAACTAACGCTGAGTATAGAGATAAAATTGATTATACTATTAAAGGATTTTGTCATTTATACAATCATAGAATGAAAAACTTTCATATGATATCAGGTTCAACAGAGGAGAGAATTAAACAGGTTATAGAAGCAATTTCTCTTTAATATTTATATTAAAACCTAATTAAAATATATAAAATGAATTCATTTGATTTAGTAAAATTTAGAAACCAACTTTTAGCTGAAAGTGTATCAGTTGAAGAAAATGCTATAAACGAAGATTTATCATACCTTTCATCTTGGAAAGTATTAAAAGGACCTGGAGGTTATGTCTTCCAAATCCAAGGAGGGAATCGTGATACTATTGGTGCTAGAGTTAATAAAGCTGGAATGGCTACTTTAGATGGTGAAGGAGCAGGAGCAGTAAAAGCTATTCAACAAATAGCAACTCAATTTGGAACTGACACTGAAGTATTATATGGTGATGATAGTTTAACTACTACTATTTCTGAACCAGATTTTAACGCTATTTTCCCTGACACTATAAGTGAAGCTAAAATGACTAGAGCTGATGAAGTTGGATCTGACGGTGTAGCTGAAGAAGATGCATTAGATGAAGGTACATTAGAAGAAATGGCTTCATTCTATAAAGTAGCAGATGATTCACCAGAAGCTAAAGCTGCTATTGCTGCCGCTAAAGAAAAATACAAACCAGGTACTACATTATATAATACTTTAGATACTTTAGAAAAAACAGGTGAAATTGATTATAAAGAGTTAGCTAAATCAACAGGTAAAGATATGGCTACTTTCAATAACCCAAAATCTAGAGACGTATTAGAAAAAGATTTAGCTGCATTTGTTCAAGCTGGATCATCACCATCTGCTGTTAGAACAGGTAGACCAGCTGATCCAAATAAAGCAGCTGCTTCTCCAAAATTAAAAATAACTAATCCAAAACCAAAATCTAATTCAACTAAATTAAGAGATTTAGCTCCTGCTGATGCTTTTGCAGGTATGGATGATGAAGAAATAGAAATGGAAAAACAAGCTTTAAAAGCAGCTAAAGGTAACAAAAGATTAGGTACTGCGGTTGAGAAATTAGCTCAAGTATCTCAAGAAATGAAATCATTAGCTAAAGCTTATCAAGCAGCTAAAGGTACTCCAGAAGAAGCAGGTATTATAGCTCAATTAAAAGATTTAACTGCTGAGAAAAAAGCATTAGAGAAAAAAACAGCTCCAAGACAAATGTCTGCTGCTGACTTAATGGGTGGAGAAGACCTATAATAAAAACCAAAAAATAAGTTATGTCTGAAAATACTCAACTCCCGTTAAAGGAGATTATCAAACAAGAGTGGCTTAGATGTGCTCAAGATCCAGTTTACTGGATGAAAAAATATTACTGGATCCAACACCCTCAAAAGGGTAGGATCCAGTTTAATCTTTATCCGTTCCAAGAAAAAGTATTAATACAACTTCAAAAGAATGAATATACGATTATTAATAAATCTAGACAGTTAGGTATTTCAACTCTAGCATCAGCATATTCTTTATGGTTGATGTTATTCCAGAAAGATAAAAACGTTCTATGTATCGCTACTAAACAAGAAACAGCGAAAAACATGGTTACTAAGGTTAGGTTTGCGTATGACGCGCTTCCAAAATGGATGCAGATTAAAACAGCGGAACATAACAAATTATCACTACGTTTAGCTAACGGATCACAAATTAAAGCAGTAGGAGCAACAGCTGATGCAGGTCGATCAGAAGCCGTTTCATTCCTTATTATTGATGAGGCAGCTTTTATTGAAGGTATTGATGAGATTTTCGCATCAGCACAACAAACCTTAGCTACTGGGGGTCAATGTTTAGCATTATCTACACCTTATGGTACAGGTAACTGGTTTCATAAGTCCTTTACTAAAGCTCAATCTAGAGAAAATAAATTTGTTCCATTATCTTTACCATGGACTGTTCACCCTGAACGAGACCAAGCATGGAGAGATGCTCAAGATGAAATCTTAGGAATAAGACACGCTGCACAAGAGTGTGATTGTGATTTTAGTACATCAGGGGATACTGTTATTGAACCTGATATGCTTAATTTTTATGAAGATTCATTCACTTCAGACCCTATGGAAAGAAGGGGAGTAGACGGATCTTTATGGATATGGGAAACACCAGATTACACTAAATCTTATATGGTAGTAGCCGACGTTGCTAGAGGTGACGGAACTGACTACTCTACTTTTCATATTTTAGATGTAGAAGCCGCTAAACAAGTAGCTGAATACAAAGCACAAATACCCACTAAAGACTTTGCAAATATTTTATTTTCTATATCAACAGAATATAATGATGCTTTATTAGTAGTAGAAAACGCTAATATTGGTTGGAGTGTTATTGAACAATTAATTGAAAGAGGATATAGAAATTTATATTACTCATCTAAAGCAGATACTACATTAGGTGCTAGTGAAAACCAAATGGCTAGAATGGAAAATGGTCAAGGTATGGTACCTGGATTTACAACTTCTATGAAAACTAGACCATTATGTGTTTCAAAATTAGTATCTTACATACATGAAAAATCGGTTATAATTCAATCTAAAAGGTTAATGGATGAGTTAAGAGTATTCGTTTGGAAAAATGGTAAAGCTCAATCACAATCAGGTTATAATGACGATTTAGTAATGGCATTTGCTATAGCATTATTCTTACGAGATACTGCTTTAAGAAATAGACAACAAGGAATCGAATTAACAAGAGCTACTTTAGGAAACTTTGGAGTAGTTAATCAAATGGCGCCGGGAGCATATTCAGCAAACTCATTCGCTCAAAATCCATATCAAATGGATGACGGGCGCGGAGGGACCGAAGATATATCATGGTTGATCAGATAATTTAATATTTATATAAAATACAATTTACATTATGGTAGATACCTCATTATTTGGTAGATTAAAGAGAATTTTTTCTACTGACGTTATTATAAGAAACGTTGGTGGTAATCAATTAAAAGTAATGGATACAGACCGTATCCAACAACTTGGTACATTACAGACAAATTCATTATTTGACAGATATAATAAGATCTATACTACAACAGGTGGTTTAAATTTTAATTATAATACTGATACTACTTACCCTACACAAAGAATCCAATTGTATGCTGATTATGAAATGATGGATCAAGATTCAATTATTGCTTCCACATTAGATATATTAGCTGATGAAGCTTGTTTAAGAAATGACTTAGGAGAAGTATTACAAATACGTTCTTCTGATGAAAGCATTCAAAAA